CGAGAGTGGAGTATGTTCTCCGCTTCTCGTAACTTACTGGCGAAAGCATACGCCAGAGGGATTAAGAATTTCCTGTCTAAAGTAGTAGCTTAGTAACCGAAGCGCCCGAAAGGATAACGCTTACGAGTGAACAATATGAACAAGGACTTGAAACGGTAAATTAAACTCTAAACCTTAAAGAAAGGACATTAAACAATGGCTAATGGAGATACAACTCCGTCACGCCTCGGCCAAAGTATGGGAGCCGGGGACGTTGACGCTCTTTTCCTCAAAGTTTTCGGAAACGAAGTGCTTACGGCCTTCGAGGAAGCAAACGTGATGAAAGAGCTTCACACCGTTCGGACCATTTCGAGCGGTAAGTCGGCGCAATTCCCCGTTCTGGGAACTGCGGAAGCGAAGTATCACACTCCCGGTGATGATGTGTTTGAAAAGGGTAACGGCTCGACCTACCCGACTCAAATCAAACACCGTGAGCGTGTTATTCATATTGATGACGTGCTGCTTGCGGCTACCTCTATCGCTAACATCGACGAGCTTAAGAACCACTACGACGTCCGCTCTGCCTATTCTACGGAACTGGGCCGGGCTCTCGCCAAGCGGTTTGACCTCGCCACGTTGCGGACACTGGCTGCTGCTGCGGAGACCGACCATGCTGACCGGGCTAACCCGAACGCCGCTCAAGGCGGACGGATTGACTTGGGCGCCACTGCGGGCGCTCCTGCTAACTTGAGCACCGCTGCAAACATCGTTCAGACCTTCCGGGTTATTGCTCAGACGCTGGACGAGAACCACGTGCCGAGTGAGGACCGCTTTGCGATTCTTACCCCGGCTCAATACTACCTTCTGACCGGTAGCGACAATATCGCTATTAACCGGGACTTTGGTGGTAGTGGTGGTGTAGCCGCCGGTAACATTCCAGAGCTGCTGGGTATCAAAATCTTCAGCTCTCCGCACATCTCTGACATCGCCAGTAACGATGTTACGGGTGATGATGTCAACGCGAACAACAACCCGTTCGACGACGCGGAAGGAACCGCAGACGCCAAGGGTTACCTTGACGCTGGTCTTGACGTTGTTCAGTTCTTGGCCGGACACAAGTCCGCCATCGGAACTGTCAAGCTTCTCGACCTTGCTGTTGAGTCCGAATACTCGATGCAGAAGCAGTCAACGCTCATGTTGGCTAAGTATGCAATGGGTCACGGCATTCTTCGGCCTGAAGCTGCTATTAGCGTTGTTAGCTAACGGTAATTAAACCTTAGAGGGGCTCTCGTAGTTTATTCTGCGGGAGCCCCTTTTTTTCTTATGGCTAGAAAAAGAGCAAACCTTAGAGTTGAGCATAAATCCAAGACTGGAGGGCTTAACAAAAAAGGGCGTGATTATTATAATCGTAAAACGGGTTCAAACCTAAAGGCCCCGGTGACCGAGAAGAATCCGAAAGGAAAACGCGCAGCTCGAAAGCGGTCTTTTTGTGCCCGAATGAAGGGCGTTAAAGGACCAATGAAAAAGAACGGAAAACCTACAAGAAAAGCACTCGCTTTAAGAAAGTGGAGGTGCGGTTAAGTTATGGCTCTTACTACAGAACTCGAAAGCGTAAACCAAATGCTTGGGCACATTGGTGAAGCACCCGTAAATTCACTGGCTGACACAGCCGCGTTGCCCATTTCCGCTAGCACTGCGCTTACAGTTCTTCGCGAGGTATCCAAAGAAGTGCAAACGGAAGAATGGCACTTCAATACTATTACTGACTACGAGCCTATTCTGGAATCTGACGGGAAGCTGCGTCTCCCTGACAACACTTTGTTTGTCGATGGTGTTAAGTCCACTGATGACGTAGTTCAGCGTGGTTTGTATTTGTATAATAGAAAAGACAGAACCTCTACTTTCACTTCTACTATTAAGGTAGACCTCACTACCCAGCTTGACTGGGACGACCTACCGGAGCCTGCTAGACGCTACATAACGCTTAGAGCGTCTCGTATATTCCAAGGGCGCATTGTAGGCAGCCGCGAGCTGGAAGCGCTCATTGCGGTTGACGAGATGCAGGCGCGGGCTCGTCTTCAAGAGCTTGATGCGCAGTCTTCAGACAGAACTATTTTTGACAGCGAAGATGTATATCGTCGAATTGGTGTGCGTCGTAACTACAACATCTACTGATGCCTTTAATAAACACTTCTGTAAGCAACCTTATCCAAGGTGTTTCTCAGCAACCCGACGCGGTTCGCTTTACGGGTCAATGCGAGGAGCAGGAAAACGCCTTACCAAGCGTTGTTGATGGTCTTCAAAAGCGTCCCCCATGCGAGCACGTTAAAACTTTAATCGCGGCTTCTAATTTAGACGACACGGCTAAAGTTCACTTTATTGAGAGAGACGACGCAGAGCGTTATGTAGTGATTATTAAGGATACTTACGGAGGTCAAAAAACCGTTTCCGCTTACAATTTGGAAACGGGAGTTCAAGCGACTATTACGGAAAGGTATTATGGTGTTATTAAGCACAGCGACGGTGCTTTTATAGCCGGTAATGGAAATGTTGCTGGGCATAGAGTGTTTGAAACTGACCTTACACGACCCGCTCCGGTCAGCGTAGAGCACACAGAAACTGCGCGTCTAGGTAAGGTCCGCATCGTAGGTGGGACCAATAAAGGGAACACGGAATACCCTCTTAACTCAATAGGGGTTGAAACACAGACTACGGATAAACTAAGGATTAGAATTGAAGTTCCTGAAGCTGAAACCGGCTTTAAATTGTATGGTAATGGCTCTGGAGCTAACCAAAATACAATTGAGTATACTATAAACAATACGGCTTCAGCGGACCTTGTCCTTGAGGCTAGGAACTACGCTAATAAAGGCGGGGCTAACGACGACACCACAACAGTCCCTAGGGATGACCTGAAGCTCTTTACTACGGGAGACGTTACTTACGTTCTCAATACAACAAAAACCGTAAAGAAAGAGGAATTTAGCGTAGGTAACGCCCTAAGCAAAGAGGCCCTTATTTTCATTAAGCAAGGGGACTACGAAAAAAAGTATGGCTTACAAATAACCAATAAAGAAGGCGTTGAATATTCTAACTTTACTTATTCAGGGGCTTCCCAGCGCACTAATGGAGAGAGCGCTAGCTCCAGCAAACTTCGGTTCTACAACACTTCAGAAAACGCAGAGTCTACAAAAATTCTCGAATCATTATTTTCTAATGACACGACTGCTGTGTCAGACGCGCTTGGAACAAACCCTCGAACCCCAAGACCTTTGGATGCGGAGGTGGAAGGCGGAATAGCCTTTGGGGATTCTGGTATTAGCTCAGAGCTTTTGAGCCCTCAACTTGGAGTTATTACCGGAGATGGCTTTACCATTTACCCAGATGACGCGCTAGCTGGTGAGGGTATTGGAGTAGCACATAAGTCGGTTGCTTCTCTTACCGACCTACCGACCATAGCGCGTCACCTGTTTAAGCTTAAGGTGCAAGGAGACGTAGACGCCGCTGAAGACGACCGTTACGTTGAATTTATTATTAACGGCTCAGATGCCACTACAGCAGCCGGGACGGTTGGAAAAGGTGTATGGCGTGAAACAAGCGGAGACGGCGTAGAGAACCGCCTTGATGTCACTACGATGCCCCTGATGCTCAAGAGCACAGGTTTAAACTCGTTTGAGTTAAACCATATGCCATTGGATTTCCTGAACGCAGGAGACGAGGACACCAACCCAGACCCTTCGTTTGTGGGGGCTACTATTGACGGCGCTTTTCAATTTAAAGGTCGCCTAGGGTTTCTTTCGGGAGCTTCTGTGTCTCTTTCAGAAGTCAAATTCGGTGGGTATGACGGCGTTATTGGACTACAGAAGTATAACTTCTTTCGCACTTCTGTTACCTCTCTTTTGGATTCAGACCCCATAGACGTCACCATTTCGTCCGCTAAGATTATTCAGCTTAGAGCGGCGTTAGGATTCCAAGATAACTTGGTTCTCTTTTCGGACTTTGCTCAGTTTGTTCTTAGGGGAGGGGAGCTACTCACACCGAAGACCGTATCCATAAATCAGATTACTGGATACGACTATGAAAAGTCTGTAGAACCTATTGCCCTTGGTTCTTATATCTACTTCCCATTTACCCGAGGGAAACACGCCGCAGTTACAGAGTTTACCGTTAACTCATCTACGGACGTATTTGACGCTAACGAGATTACTGCCCACGTTCCGCAATACATTAACCAAAAGGACACCAACAAAGGCTTAGTGTCCATGACGGGGTCAAGCGCCGAGAACTTAATGGCGCTTACGGACGGAACGGACATTTACATCTACAAATACTTCTTTTCTGGTAACGAAAAGATATTGAGTTCTTGGGGTAAGTTTACGCTTAGTGGAGGTGGTATTCGGGGTATTGGGTTTGTTGATTCAAACTTGTATATTGTTCAGTCTCTGTCTAATTCCAGTTTCTCTCAGGCTCACTTGCTTAAGATTCCCTTGGAAAACAAACACAGGGACCCGGAGGGTTACACTACGCACCTAGACCGGCGCGTAGAGGTTACCTTTGACCCGTCCGTAGACGTTCCGTCGTTTACCCTGCCATATCGCATAGCTAGCGACGAGACGATACAGGCTTACACAAAAGACGGATTAGTTCTTCAGAACCTAAAGCCAGAGATAAGCGGGAGCAGCACTCTGGTTAAGTTTGAAAACAACTTTGTTGGCGGTGGGCTTACGGGCTCTTCCGCTACGCTGTATGTGGGCATCCCATACACCATGAAATATACGTTTTCAGAACAGCTATTTAAAGCTTCTACTGGAGAGGCTTCGAGCCCCACTAATTCTGGGCGTATGCTTATTAGGAATGGGACCATCTTCTTTGAAGACACGACTCATTTCCAAGTTAAGGTCACCCCTAACCAGCGCAGCACGACAACAAACGTGTTTAATGCCACCATTATACAATCTACTACGGAAGGTTCTATGCCTCTTGAGTCTAGCGCTTTCAGGTTTCCGGTGTTTACCGACCCTAAAGACACGGTAATCACCATTGAAAACTCTACGGCTGGTCCTTGTAATCTTCAAAGCGCAGAATTCGAGTCGTTTGTCCACCAGCGTTCGCGCCGATATGGATAGCATCATAGAAACAACACCCGAAGGTCACACTATACGAGTGGCTACAAAAGCGCACATTGAAGAACTTGAGAGCAATCTCAGGGAAATGGACAAAGTAGAAATACGCTGCTTTGGAAGTAACCCAAAAGAAGCGCTTAACGGTTCTGTCGCGAACAGTGATGTTTCCCTCACGGTCATGTCTAAAGACGAAAAGGTCATGGCTATATTTGGCGCTGGAGGGCAGCCCGAAGCTTACATATGGATGCTAGGCTCACCTCAAGTTGACCTATACTCTCGTCATTTTCTTCGTCATTGTCGTAAGTGGGTTTGGTCGTTAGCGGAGCTTTATGGTTCTGTGTCCAATTACATACACGCCGAAAACTTTGTATGCCTTAAATGGCTGGAATGGTGCGGCGCTGTGTTCAGCGACCCGTTCAACATCGACGGAGAACTCTTTAGAAAATTCACAATCAAAAGGTAATTTATTATGTGTTTAGACCCCTTCAGCCCGGCAATGGCCGCTCTTCAGATAGGCTCTACAATAGCGTCTGGAGTGGTTCAATATTCCTCGCAAGTGCAGGCGGCTAAAGCGCAAGCTAAGGCCCAGCAGATGGCTTCTATAAAGGAGATGGAGCGCCAACAACACGCCATGTCGTCTGAGCGCTTAAGGCAGTCTCAGGAAGAGACGACGGCTGCTATGGAGGCTCTTAAAGCGAATAGAGAGGCTGACGAAGC